GAATGTGACACGCATTTTTTCTGTTGGACCACCACTATGACTAGGACTTGTATTAACTAGAAAATCATGTCCAGCACCATTATTTAGTGCAATAAGGTTTACACCTCTTTGAGATGGTGGATTTGATGAATATGCTCCTAAAGAAATTCTTGCTTCATCATTTGTACCACCATTAGAACGATAAAATTCAGCAATTACAGGGTTAGTATCATTTACTTGTAATTTCGCTTGCGGACTTGTTGTATTTATACCTACATTTCCAGACGAATCTATACGCATACGTTCTGAGCCAGAAGTATAAAAACTAAACGTATCAAATTGACTTGGGAGTATTCCACCCATCAAGATATCTGATGAATCACCTTTCCCTGTTAATGCCCATCCATCAAGTGCATAAGCAATATTGTTTGTAGATGTTACATCTAAATTTTGTGCTGGAGTTGCTGTCCCAATTCCTACATCTCCAGAACTGTTAGCCGTAACAAACGACCCATCTCCTGCGTAGGTGTCGTTTAAAGTAATAGTTCTATTGGCAGCAGGGTTAGACGAAGGAGCAGATATTATTACCCCATTCCCTCCGCTATGTAATAACTTAAGTGAACTCATACTGCTACCTCCGTTAAAATTAATTCGGTTGATGAAGCATAACCTGTTGAATGTGCTGATCTATTTGCATGACAATAATAATTAGTATCTGCTCCATTTACATTTATTCCAATAGCATATGTAATAGCACTTGTAGAACCAGCAATATCAGAATAAGAACCCGAAACTCCTGTTCTGTTATTATCACTTGTACTTGCAATATAAATAACTTTATTGCCAGTATGTGCAATATCGTCATTCGTTGCAGTTCCACGAGCAGCATCAATTACATTGCCACTTTTTATTATTTGAACATGACAATGCTGTTGACCATCTTGATATGCTACTTGTGCATGATAAGTGATAAATATTTTATTACTTGAATTTGTAGGTGTTATAGCACCAGAAATAATTTGTGTAGGTGTTGTATTACTATTATTACTATATTGAGTTTTATTTTGAAAGAATTTAGTTTGTATTATTTCATCAGCAGCATAAGTTCTCTTTGCTTGAGTTGCTGCACCATTTGCTAAAGTATCTGTATCTACACAGCCGTCAGGCAAACCTCCTACTGAAATTCCTGTAACTGTTCCTGATCCGTTTAATACTATCGCCATAATTTACCTCCTAGACAATAACATAGCGTGAACCTGATGGAATTGTAACCGTTACTCCATTTGCTATTGTTATATCACCTGCACTTAAACCTGACTTGTTTGTAGTCATAGTGTAATTATTTGAAATTGTTAAAGCATTTTCTGTTACGCAACCATCAGCCTTTTGTGACGAAACTCCTGTTAATGCTGATCCATCAATAGCAGGTAAAGCACCTGTTAATGCTGATGAAGGTAAATTAGTTAAACTCGCACCAGATCCACTAAATACAGTCGCAGCTAATGTCCCTGAAGAAGAATTAAATGTAAGGTTCGATCCAGACTTTAATGCTAAATCTCCTGTCGCTGCTGTAGCAAACAAAGGGAAACAAGTAGTATCGGAACTTTCATCTGCAATCGTAGAAGTACTCGCATTGCCAACTGCAATTTGAGTTCCCATATTAACAATGAAATATGTAGCACCACTAGGAGGAGCAGAATCAAAAATAATATCTGTACCGCTAACAACATATCCATCTGTCATATCTCCCTGTCCAGTTCCATCATTAGGTTGTTGCATTACACCATTGATAGATACTCTTAAAATCTCTGCATTAGCAGGTGTTACCGCATCACTTGTTCCCTTAGTAACTAACTTGAATCTATAAGCAGAACCGTTAAATGTTGCAGAACCTCCACCTGTCCCAGATGATGACGCTATAGCTAATAAATCTGCTGCACCTGTTGCACCTCCACCAATCTCACCCCAGGAACCACTTTGATATCCTTCAAATTTACCAGTAGTTGAGTTATATCTGAAATCTCCATTAGAAGGAGAACCATCTCTTTGCCCTGTAGTACCAACAGGAACTCTTATAGAAGATGTGTAGTTATGAGTTACTTTTCCTGTAAATGTTCCACCTGTATCTGGGATACCACCTGAATCTACTGCCCATTCCAAATTAGTTGGAGTTGAGGCATTAGCCTTAAGTATCTGGTTCGCTGTAGGTGCTGCTGCTGGTAACGAAACAGTATAACTAGCTTCACTACCTTTATCAGTTGCTCCCTTAATTCCTACATAAGCAAAACCATTAGAATCTGCCTCGTATAATCTAACTTCTTTTGCATTATCAACAGCAAGATTATCTGTAGTTGTTATTGCTCCAGAAACTAAAGAGGTAAGCGTTCCAACAGAAGTAAGACTTGAACTAACAATCGTACTTTTAAGAGAAGTACCAGTTAAAGTAGACCCTGCTGCCGTTACAGTAATATTTGCAGATCCATCAAAAGAAGTTCCATTAATTGTTCTTGCAGTCTCTAAAGCTGTCGCTGTAGCAGCATTTCCTGTAGTGTCTTGATTAAGAGTACCTACAACAAAATCTAAAGTTCCGTCTGCATCTTGATACGTTACTGTAATTCCTGTCTCAGTATTACCAGTAACCATTCCACCTACATAATCTTCTACCTGTTCTTGAGTAAGCGTTGCAGTTATATATCCAGCACCATTTGTAATCGCATTATTATTTAAGGAAATATTTGCTGTGCCATCAAAACTAACTCCAGCTATAGTTCGAGAAGTCTCTAATGCAGTAGCAGTCGCAGCATTACCAGTACAAGAGCCAGATGATCCAGAAGTATTTCCAGTTACATTACCTGTAAGATTTCCTGTGACATTACCTGTAAGATCCCCTGTAACATCACCAGTTAAGTCACCAACAAAACTTGTAGCAGTTAACGCCCCAGATGATGAGTTAAAGGTAAGATTTGTTCCTGTCTTTGGTGGTAAATTACCTGTTGCAGCAGTTGTAAATAAGACATTACAAGTAGTATCAGATGACTCATCAGCAACAGTTACATTAGTGGCTATAGCAGATGTTCCTGTAAAATTAGTCGCAGATAAAACCTGTGTACCAGCTACTTTTAATACTTTTCCAGAAGTAAGATCAATATGTTCAGAACTTGTCCAAGCATCTGTAGAATCAACCCAATTCCAAGTCTTATCTCCATCAGTAGAATCAATAGTAATACCAGCACCATCTACAGCAGCATCATTCCCATTTCCTTTTGCAATTTCAATATTTTTATCTTTTACAGTTAAAGTCGTGCTATCTATGGTTGTTGTCGTTCCAGCAACAGTTAAATCCCCTGGAATTGTTACTAAACCAGCAGAACTAATAGTTAAGCGACCAACTCCTCCTGTACTAAGAGTTAAAGTATCCGATCCACCACTAATTCCTGAATTTGTATCAGAACTAAAACTAAAAGCAGGAGCAGAAGCACTTCCGTCAGGTGCTTTGCTTAATAAATTTGCATAAGTAATCTTTTTATTTTTATCAGCACCAGTTCCACTTTGGTCAATTATTGGCAGCGTATCTGTACTGGCTGGTGCAGTTAAAGCTGTAAATTCTGATATTTTGCGATTTGTCATAATTTAAAACTTAATTACATACATTAAAGCAGAGTTTTTAACACGAACCTCAGTTCCACCATCATTAGCGTTAGAAACACTAATACCAGTTGTGTCAGATGAAGTTCTACCTACCTCTGGTTCACTTGATTGAGCAACTATATTATATGCTTCATTTTTGTTACCAGCCCCAGTACCAGATGAAGGATAGTTACTACTACTTAAGTTACTATTGTATTGACGTTCTCCAGCATTTCCTGACCTAAATGAATGATGATAATGGCCTGTGTCTGTAATGCTTGCTGTGTGATTGTGTGATTTATTTTGGTCCGATTGACTAGAAGCAAATGATCTTCCATCATCTCCAGTTCCAGTTTTATTATTAGCCCAACCTCTTACAAATTGACCTCTAAGATCAGGAAGATTAAAAGTAGAAGAACCATCTCCAGATCCCCATGTTGTTGCAATCGTGGCAAATAAAGTAGCATACGTTGATCTACTTACAGCAGCACCATTACATTCTAGAAATCCAGAAGGAACAGTAGTCGTAGCTAAATTAAAAACAGAACCGACAGGAACACCATTAGCAAGTTCTCCCCAAGCTGATCCATCATAACCTTCAAAACCAGCAGTAGTAGAGTTAAACCTTATATCTCCAGTAGCTCCTGTTGGTCTTTGTGCTGTAGTTCCTGCTGGTAACTGTAATGACCCAGTACCAGACATAACAATATCTCCAGCAGATGTAACCGTTCCAGAAAATGTAGGTGATGCCTTAGTTGCCAATCCTAAATTGCTGGCATCTGTTAAATCTCCTAAAGTTAACCAACCATTATTAGCAGCATTTCTAATTTTTAATAAATTATTTGAAGTATCAGCCCAAATTTTATAAGCAACAGTCGTAGAAGGAGCAGAAGATCCACTATTAGATGATTGAATATCACCTAAACAGAGATTTAAGTCTGCTCTAAAAGTCGCTCCTACTGCATTTCCTATATCAAAATCATGTGTATTACTCATTTATGTAACCTCCTTCCCGAAACCTGACGCTGCCCATACAAAGGATCTAGCAACTGCTGAACTTCCATTTTTAAATGTGACTTTAAAACCTGTCCTACTTATATTAGCAAGTTCAAAGAAATCCCCTGATTGTTGAGTTGTTGGAGTCACTACTACTTGAGGTGTATTTTTAAATGGGTTTGTGAAAGATACAGTATATTGTGATGATCCAGTAGTAACTGGAGTTGAAATACTTTCTGTTCTTCCTTGTAATTCTAGTGTAGCTCCTAACTCACTTATCGCTATATTTTGGTTAGTGTCACCACTTGTTAATATTGCTTTAAACTGGAAGGCTCTACCTGTAATTAATACATTACTAAATTCTTTATAAGCACTCCAAGTAGGAGAACCAGAAGGATCATCATTAGTAGCCCGTACATAAACAGCAGCATTACATTTTGCAGCTTCAGTTGTTCCACCAACAGCATCAATATATCCCCAACTATCAATCAAATCTGTTCTGTCATCAAACAAACTGTTTAAGATAAAACTACTTGCTTTTAAGGTTTTTCTTAAATTAACGTCATATGGCTGCGTTAGGTCTACAGAATTAGCAAAAGAATATTCCCCAGAAGTTTCTGTCGCATTACTTGTAACTACTAATTTCAAAGCATCTAATGTTGAATCATAAACTGTATCTGATTTTGACCCTGTAAAGTTAGCAGTATGCTCATCAATAGTTCCAACAACAAGTCTTTCAGAAGGTGCTGGTAACGTAGTTGTTATTCTTGTATTATTCCAATCTGAATCTTGTGATCCAGGAGAAGGTGATTGTCTACCTCCATCATCTTCAAATTTGATTAAATAAGTTCCTTCAAGTAATGGGACTATTTTCTGTGTTTGGCTACCTGCTGCTGCAACCACAATTTCTTGTGCATCTTGCCATTTCGCTCCTGTAGTCAAAGAAGAATGTCTGATAAGAGTTTTACCTCCTAGCAACACATCAAGTTCTGTAGCACGATTCCAACTTAATATTGCACTAGACTCATCTATAGGAAGTAAAGTTACACCACTAACATTAGTTGGAAGAGCAGTTTTACCAACAGCAACAAAAGGATCTAAAGCATTAGGTAAAGTTGATCTAAGACCTGACGAACTAACGCTGTAAACCTCAATTGTATAATCACCAGCAATAGTATCTAAAATCTCATAACTTTTAGCACCTTCTACAGTTCTAGATACATAGTTACCTTGCTCATATCTCCATCTGACATAGACATTATCAGTAGCAGTAGTCCAACTGACAATAATCTTTACTCTTGCAATTCCTGTGTTTTCATAAATAACTTCTTCTGCTGTTACACCTGTAGGAGAAGATGGAGCAACATCTAAATTAGTAATATCTCTAGCAGTAAGAGCAATACCACTCTCTATATGATTATATTTTCCTGAGTTATATTGACCTGCGGTAACTACATAATTTGATCTATCTTCTTCAGTAACAGTTAAAACTCTCCAAGTAGAAGTCAAGATATCATTCGTCTGATAGACCCAAACACTATTAACATTAGGAGCACTTGAAAAGTGTTGCCCTAGATTAACTACACTCCCTACTATTGAAGTAACTGTCTTATTTTCAACACTCCCATCAGATAAAACAGCAGATAAAGTAGCTCCTATTTTATAAGTTAAATCTGTTGTATCATCTACTGTCACGGAATTTGTGGTAGCAGCCTGAATACGACCTCCTCTACGCTCTCCACTTCTTACAGGGTCAGCTATTTCAATAATCTGTCCAGGTCTAACAATAACCCCTGCATCTATCGAAGTCGCAAAAGTGACCACTTCACGCTCTACGTTTTCCATATAAAGCAACCATTTAGCAAGACGATTTGCCTGTCCTCTACTGGTACAAGCAAAAGCATTTATATTTTTAATAACTGTTCCATAACGAGTTTGGTTTGCAGTATCAATGACTTCCTCATAATTTATATCTCGTAAATCTAAATCTAAATACTTAGCAACTACTACTGTAGGCCTAGTTTTTTGACTTGTATTTTGATAAGTGAACCCAGGAGGTAAAATATTAGCAAGAGTAAACAAATAACTAGAATCTTTTGGAGCGTCTTGAGTGATAGTTAAGCTGCCAGCTTGATAATATGGCATAGCCCTAAATACAGAACACATCTGATTTATTACGTCATAAGCTTCCTGTTGGCTTTGAATTGATACATTACAACTAAATCTAGGTTCTGTATTACCTGTACCTGTTCCATCGTCTACCTGTGCAGAACAATAAAGAGATGCTTGATAAAAACTAAACTTATCTAAGTCAGCCTCCGCAAGATGAGCACCTAATCCATATCTAGAAGATGTTAAAAGGTCATATAAACACCAAGCAGGATCATTTGTATATTGTGCAGCACCTAATGTGCCATTAAACGTGCCAGTATAAGATAAACTTCCATCTGCCCTTACTGTTGCATTATGAGGAATCTTTACTTTTATCCCTTTAATTAAATACTTCCTTGTAGGAATAGAACTAAATTGTTCTGCATCAACCCTCAATCCAACTAACGCACTATTAGGATATGTCCTTTGGTCATACTTTATCTCTACATAATTATTAAATTGAATCTCATTAACTAATTTACTTGAGCTACTATCGGCAGTAATTCTAGTAACTTTTATATTGACAGGAAACGCACCATCTAAATTAATTAGATAATCTCTTAGGTAGACATCAGGAGTTCTACCTGTAATTGTCCCTGCATTACCAGAAACAACAGTAGAATATGATCCTCCAGAATATTGGACAGCAATTTCTAATTGAACTTCCGTACCAAAAATATCTCCCTTATCACTAATACTTTGTAAGGCTGGAACAGTAATCGTTACTGATACTGCGTCAACATCCGAATCCGTAATCTGTATAACCTTTGGGTTTGATTGAGGAACAGTAGAAAAACCTGTCGGTTTCGTTGTTGTAACATTCCTAGTTACAGGAATTACTGTTTGATTAGATGTTCCAGTTCTTACTTCATAACTAACATCTTTAAAATTGAAAGTACCATCCGCAGCTTGTAATGGTGTGTTGTTTAAAAATATAGATTTTGCACCATCTACTAATCCACCTATTTCTCCCTCTCCAATAAGATCAAGAACTCTAGCAAAACTTTTAGAATCTAAATTATCTTTAGCTTCAGTAGGCGTTTTATTACCTCCACCTCCACCTTTTCCACCTCCACCTGATCCAATAATCTTACTCATACTTCCACCTGCTCATTATCAATAGCAGCCGATACTACAACTGAGCCAGTTAACGTAGTGCCATATATTACAGGAACGGCTACACCAGCACGGCTTGTATTTTGTATTCCACTAAAATTAAAAGATAAACGAGGATCTTGTTCTTGTGTTGAAATTTTAGGAACAGGAGTCAACATATCACTAACACCACTTAAAACCAAAGCACCACCTAAAGCAACACTAGCTTTTGTTAAAGCTCCTGTAAATCCTGTTAGATTAGCAAACCCAAAACCTTCTTTACCGAAATTAATAGCAATATTAGGATTTATCAAGAAAGCACCTCCTATTAAAGCTACTCCCAGTAATATCTTTCCAAATCCTCTCCCTGCACCTCCAACGACAGGGATAATTTTTATATCTTCTTGTCCATTAGGATAATGCAATTCATCTTTCCCTATTTCCCAATCGCCAACTGCAACTTTATAATACCTGTCGGCCATATGTCTTTCTAACTGAGGAAAATTTACAACTAAAAATCTGATAGCCTGTGCAGCACTACTTACTTCAGCTTCAAAAGTCTTTTGGCCTAGGAACTTTCCTAATTCTCCGTACAGCTTAATTTTACGCAGCATAACGAATCCTCTTACCTGTACATTTTAGCAACCATTCGTCTAATAAATCACGACTTGATAATCTATGTTCTAAATGGTGTAAAACAGTTTGTTCTCCTAAGTAAACACCAATATGATTTAATCCGCTACTACAAATTGACATTAATAATAAATCACCTTTTTCTAAATCTTCTTCTTCCGTTAATTCTCTAAATCCTGTTTTTGCAAAACAACTTGCAAACATTGGATTTTTTATAAAATCGTCTGGATCGTTTGGTCTGATCCAATCTATAAGCTCTATTCCTAATTCTTGTCTATACCAATCTCTACATAAACTCCAACAATCAGTTACACCCCAAACCCATTGCCTACCAATTAAAGGTGCTTCATATCCACAAGGTTCGCAATAACCCCATTGTTTAAGATTAGGTTGAACAATCCACCATTTTATTCCAGACTTTTCACAAGCAATCTTATCAGCTTCACTAGGTTGAGGACTTGTTACTGGATGACTATGAACAACAGCAGTTATTTCTCCTTGATCTTCTGCTTTAGCCCAATCTATAGGATCTAAAATGAACTGATCTTCAGGATTTACAGCTAAATTATTACAAGGAATATACTTTTCTTTACCTTTTACAATAACCAAAAGACCACACGATTCTCTAGGATCTTCTTGTATTGCATGTTTAAGTGCTTTATTTTTCCACATTATGAATAAAATGATCCAACACCAGGGAAATCAGCAGGTAAAACCTGTCGTTTTGGCAATCTTACTCCTTGAAGATCAAAACTTGCAGCAAGTTCAAATTCAATAATATTTCTATTTTCTGTTGATTTTCGATCAATATAATACACCTCATTAGGAAATGTAGCAGTAGGATCAGGTGTCCCATGAGGATTGTCACTTAATTCTTGACTGATTAAACTACCATCTTCCTCTAGTATCGCACTTCCATCTTCTGACAAAATATCTCCAATATCAAAATTTATATGATCTATATATCTTTCTAAAGTTCTAATCCTTGTAACTTTTGCTCCTTCTAATCCTTGAGGTAAAGTCAAAAGTATTGTTGTAAAAGTTCCTAAAATATTAGAAATTTTTAATGTAGGTCTAGGAAGCTGTTTACCATTAAATTCAAACCCATCAGCTTCAATAGGCATCCTTGTATATTCAACATTATCAAAAATAAGATTGCCATTATTATTTTCACTTACTCCATTATGAAAATAATAGGTTGTATTTGCACCATGAATTGTACTATCTAGCTGTAGTTGAAAAAGCTCAACAATATTACTAGGATTTATCTTCTGTAGTTCTGATACAGGAGTAGCCATTATGGTTCAAATACTTGTTGGAATGTCATAGACAAACTAGCTCTATTTAAAAAAGGTATTCTTTTTGTCCAACCCAGACATATCCATTTATAAGCAGTAGAACTGCCAGGAGGAGTCCAATCAAAAGATGCACAATCATCTGCTCTGGCTTGGAGAAATGTTTCTATAGTATCTGAATCTGTCTCTGAAACATCGAAAGTTAAACCCCAAATAGCAGGTCTTGTATTCAACCCAAATTTAATTCGGTGTTGGTAACCATCATTAAACTCTGTAGTGCGTATGGCAGGGTTAGTTGTTTTTTGTGATCCATAACTCGGTTTGATCGAGGGGAAAGTAGCCATTATGTTAATAATCCTCCAGGCCTTCTTTGTTTGATTAATTCTGATTGTATCGCTGCTGAAAGCATTTGTCCTAACTCCCGACCTTTCTGCTCATCACCTTCAACAGAAGAACCAGAAGCATCTACATTTATTGCAATATTTGTTGAGCCAAGAGCATGATTAGGAATTATAGTTCCTGCCCTATCAGGCATAAATAATTCTGGGCCTTTTTCTCCTACAACAGAAGGTTTACCGACAGGAGGTCTACCTCCATTTGCAAAACCTCCGTACTGAGAAGTATCAAATCCTCCTCCATAGTCAGAAGTATCAAAACTACTTCCAAGACTTAATCCAGCAGCCGATGGTGGTTTTACAGATTCCGTGACCGTTTTTGTAGGGCCAGATGAAAATATACCGCCTATTAAAGCATTAACACCAAATCTAATTAATGCTCTTGAAAGTTCACGGAATACACTACTAGCTACTTGACCAAGAGTTTTTGTGCCATCTATTGCAGCCTGTATTGCATTGACCAATCCATCTTCTATTGTTTGCCCAAGGGTCTTATATAAATCTCTCAATTTTTTTACTGCTTCTTCTTGTTTTTCTAATGCTGCTAACGATCTAATTGCATTTTCTAATCGTTCATAATCTTCTTTATCTGTATCTTTATCAATCTTTAATCTACGAGCAGCTTCAGCAATTTTTTCTTGAATAGCAGCTTCTTTATCCCCTAATTCAATTCGTCTAAGAATTGCTTGTTCTTGTGTTTGTAAATCACGAATATAACCATTAAACTGTTTGCGTAATTCTTGAGTTGAATTATTCATATTATCTACATACTCATCTATTTTCTCTAATAATTCTGCTGCTCCAGGTATAACTCTAATTAATCTAATAGCTTCTTTACTAAGCCAACCAACAAACGATAGGATTTTATTAACTACCCAGAAAATGCCATTTACTAAACGTAAAATTAACGTCAAAGCTGCCACAAAGGGAACAGAAAGTATTCCTAATGTTGATGAAATAATAGTTGTAAAGTTTTTCCATTCTCTTCCTAATAACCCAAGTAGATCAGCTATATCTTCATTAGTGCCTTTTACAGTTCCAGTTTGATTAGCAACTTCTTGAGAAATCAATTCCTGTGCTTGTGATTCTTTATTCATCATTCTTAGATTTTCTACTGCATCCTCTAATTGTGAGTTAACTCTTATTCCTGATTCTTCTAAAGCATCTAAATTAACGTGTC